TGGCTGCAACTGCTGCACAGATGGGTTATAACGGTGCATTGTATGCGTGTCCTGTTGTTTGGATTATCATGCTGATTCTTGCATTGATCGTGGTTATCTTTGCCGTATGTAATGCGATTGCAAAAATGACAGGTATTGCAAATTCAGGGTTCGGTGTGATTACTGGTGGTGTGAACGTGGTGATTCAGTTCTTCAAGAACTTGGGTCTAACCGTGGCAAACATTGCCTTGGGTATTGGAAACGCCATTGCAGCACTTGCATCCAATATGATGACGGCATTTCACAATGCAATCTGTTCTGTTCAGTCATGGTTTTACAACCTGTTAAGCACGGCACTTTCAGTCATTGAAGGTATTTGTTCAGCACTGAATAAGTTACCGTTTGTTGAATTTGACTATTCAGGCATTTCATCCGCAGCGGATGACTATGCAGCCAAAGCAAGTGAAGCAGCCGGAAACAAAGAAGATTACCAGTCAATCAGTGATGCGTTCAATGAAGGTTTTACAACCTTTGATGCATTTCAGGACGGTTGGGAATCAGATGCGTTCAATGCGGGTGCAGCATGGGGTGACGGTATTGCTGATAAGGTTTCAAACTTTAGTCTGTCGGATGTATTTGGTCAGACAGATATTCCTAATGTGGGTGATTACACATCAGGGTTCAATGATGCAATAGCAAATTCAGGCGTGGGTGACAGCATTGGAAACATTGACGATAACACAGGCAAAATCAAGGATTCTTTGGAAGTATCAGAGGATGAATTGAAGTATTTGCGTGACATTGCAGAGCAAGAATCAATTAACAGATTCACAACCGCAGAAGTAACTATCAACCAAACAAACAACAATAATGTTTCATCTGATACTGACCTTGATGGTTTTATCACTGCATTAGATGATGCAATGGGTGAAGCAATAGAATCTATAACGGAAGGGGCAAAATAAAAGATGGATGCAAATGGAATTGTAAAAAAAGTACATCAGGCAGCGATTGATGCCATGGAATCAACAAAACCCGTAAATGTGTATTTTGGTAAAGTGGTGAGTGCTTCACCTTTGAAAATCAATGTTGAACAGAAGATGATACTTGGTGAAAAACAGTTGATTCTTTCAAGAAATGTGACGGATTTCAAAACTAAGATAACGGCGGGG